TGGTCAGGGCATATGACCGGTTTGTCGCGGGCTCCTGAACAGGTCCGTCCCTATTTTATTGTGGGTGGACCGTCTAACAGTGCTTTAGTTGAAGATTATCAACGCGCCATTGATCTTCTTCGCGCTAGCGCACTGACGCCCGATGTATTTGAGGAATCGCAAGTGGATGCCCTGATCGACTTGATTCAGGACGAGATCAATACGCACGACGCTCATCCACGTTAGTTCTCACCGGCCGCTTCACGACATGAACATCTCTTTGACGATCGCCCGCATCCGCCTGTGACCATCGATCTGGGTGGAACGCTGAAACAAAAGAAGGCGCCCCGTTGCCGGGACGCCTTCCCCATCAAAGTAACCCAGCGGCGATAAGAACCATCGCAACCAGCATGACAGGGATCGTAATCCCCACCACTAGGCGGAAGGTAACTCCGCTCGGCTTACCGGTTTCGATAGTGAGAGAAAGCTGCATGCAGCACCCCACATCTAGCGCGTGTCTCTTGATGAGCCGAACACCGCGCATAAGACCGGCAGGGGCGTTTCGGATTTATCAGCAGCCCCGCGGAACCCCATGCCTCGGCTGCTAAGGTCACCATGAAGGTGTTCTAAGCGCCTTGCAAGCCAGGACACCCTTTCAGGACCTCTCGCTACTGCATTGGTGCCGAGGCGGATTGCGATACGGGAACCGGTCATATCTTTATCCTCTCGTCAACCGCGTCGGGCCACTCGCGCAGCGTCTGAATCGCCACCCCTTCGCGGGTGATGCTGGTCAGCTCCGCCTGACCGCCGATGAGATAGGGGTGCCCGCCAACGTGGCAGAGGCGACCTGGCCAACGACGGGAAAGGCGTTGATGGCGACGGCGCCGACAATTAGCGCGGCGGAGGCGAGCGCTCGGCTCATATAGCTGCCCTCGATCGATGCGTTGGCTCGGTTCGGCTGCCGGGAGGCGGCAATTCCTCCCGGCTTGGTTCGCGCCGGCCGACGACGCGCGACAGGTGGGGTGTTGGACCTCTGCAAACGCCCGATCAGAGCCCGCAAAGACAGGGCGGCCCCACCCGCCGGACTATCCGCCCTTCGCTTAGCTGTTGCCGGGGTTCTTGTAGGCGCCGCGCCAGTCGAGGGCGACGGCGCCGAGGTCGTGCCGAATCTTGTGCTGCACACCATCAACCTCGAAGCCCGTGCGGCTGTCGACGAACGGCTGCTCCGCGCCCCGCAGGTTCACCAGGCCCATGACCGGGTTCCGGGCGGGATCGGCCATCAGATACCAGGCATTGCCGACGAGATCGTTTTCCACCACCAGCGTGAGCTTCCCGGCGAACGGGTTCACGTCACTGGCCTGCTGGGCATTTAGATCCGCCAGCGCCTGTTCGGCCTCGGTTTCCTTGGCCGGCCCGACCACCAGATATTTCGGCACGGCCTGCACATTGCCGCGACCCTCAATGCCCTTCTGCTTGCGCATTGCTTCCCGGCCGGCCGACAGCGATGCAACGCTGATGGCGCCGCCCGAACCAGCCAGGTTGCCGTGGTCGGCATGGAACAACGGCTGGCCGTCGGACATCAGCGGCCCGGTGGTCAGCAGGCTGATTAGGAAGGCGCGCTCCAGATCGGCGACGCCCCCCGCCCACGCCTCGATCGCCGCAGCGAAGGCCCCCAGATCATCGTTGATGATCGCCTGGCGCGTGAGAGCGAACAGGCGCCCATAGGTCGAGACCTTGTAGGCCACCGAATCCATGCCGATCGTGCCGTGCGTGAACTCGGCATTCTCCGGCACCAGCAGCAGTGGCGGCGCGCCCGAAACCACGATCGACGTCGATGCCCGGAAGTCGTTGACACTGAGCGGCTTCGCCAGAGCGACCAGGGGCGAACGGAGCGCCTCCAACTGGGTAACCAAGAGGCGCGTGCCTGCGTCCTGGGTGAGGACAGGGAAGTCACCCGTCGTGTGAGCGCCGTAGCGCGAAACGACTGTGCTGGGCGCCAGCCACCGCGCATCCGAGACGCCGCGTGCTTCCAACGCATAGCGCATCATGTCGACCAGCGAGAGATGACGATAGCGCTCCGCTTCGGCGGGCACGTCGCCCCCCGTCATGCGAGCGAACAGCACGTCCTCAAGCTGACGGGCGACCCCTTCGGCGCTGCCGCGGCTGTAGATGCGATCACGCGCCATGAAGCCGCGCCCGCCGCGCTCGACGACGGTATCCCCGGCACCGCCGTCATGGTTGGCATTGACGATCGGCGTAGCCTGCACGGCCAGCAGCTCATCATTGATGGCCTGCCTCAGTTCGCGCACGGTCAGCGGCCGTTCCTCATGACGCTCGATCAGCTCGCGCTCGAAGGCGCGGGACAGATGGTCCGTCCGCGCACAGGCGCGGCGGATAGCGTCGACGGTGACGCGGCTGGGCTGGCGCTGGGCGCCTTCGCCCTCATTCTCGATTTCAGCAGCTTCAGGCATGGTGTCCTCCATTGAACGGATATTGGCGCCGGCATCGGCCGGCACGCTGACCAGAGAGATTTCCAGGGGTTCCCAATCGACGGCGCGCAGTTCGTCGCGCTGGCCCGGCCGCTCGATCCGCTCATAGGCGTGGACCCGATAGCCGACGCTGACGCTGCGCAGATGGCCGCCCCGGATCTTGGCGATGATCGCAGCAACGTCGTCGCTGTCGGACAGGCGCACCCGGCATGTCCCCATGCTGGCCGCCAGCCGGACCGAGCCCGGCACAACCGAGCCGACCAGGGCGCCCAGATCGAACATGTTGTGACTGTTGAGGACCGGACCGCCGTTGTTCAGCCGCTCCAGCCGAACCGCGGACGCGTCGAGGCTCAGGGTTTCGTCGACATATCCACCATCATGCCAGTCGAAGCGGGTGACGGCCGCGCCGGTCGACCAGACGACCTCAAAGCTGTTGTCCGCCGGATCGAAGCTGGTCGGGTCGGTGGACGCGCGGCGCTGCTCATGCTGGGGCGCGGGCGGAAGGAGGCGGGTGGCGATAGGCATCCACCAGTCTATGCGCCCGATACGGGTGGGATTTCGCCTCTCTTGTTCTAGCGATTGCTATCATTGTCGATCAGCAACCGGGCGCGGAGCGCGTCGAGGTGCTCTTCGGCATAGCGGATGCGGCCGCCGGGCGTGCGATAGTGCGATACCTTCGCCGCCTTCCGCCAGCGAGACAGGGTGACGGCCGCCACCCCCAGCTTCGCGGCCGCCTGAGGCTCCGACATGCCGGGCAGCTTATCCGCCATGTTCGAATCCTTCGCCATCCGGCTCGCCCAGTTCGACCAGCTGCTGGTGAACATGCTCATGCAGCGCCTCGATGACCCGCCCCGGCTCCAAGCCAAGATCCACCGCCATCATCGGCCCGACACGGGCAGGCCAGCCGATCCAAGCGTCACGCGCTTGGCGCGCGCAGTCGAACATCACCGACTTGGCGACCTCGACCTCGACCAATTCGCCCTCTTCCTTGCGGTTCTTGCGTTCCTGGGCCTCGGCCTGGGCCCGCGCCAGCCGTGCCCGCTCCGTCACCAGATCAAGCGGCTCGTCGCCTTCGGCTGCCGGCGCGCGTCCAGCCGCCATCTCGCGCAGATGCCGCACATAGGCGACGCGGCATTCATCGAGGTTGAGGGTGCCCCGCCCACCATGGGCACGAAACACCCCGGCCGAGACCAACTGGGACACCGCTGCCTGGGAAAGGTCGAGATGCAGCCCGACCGCCTTCTGTGAAGCCATGATTATTATAACCCCCCTAGGAAAGTTCGTAGCTGGGAATGCGACACGCCTCGCCCACCCGTATCGCGAGGGTTGCCGGGAAGGACCCGCGAGGGCCGGCCCCTGCCGCCCTCACTGGAGGGCCTCGCTGGCCGGGCGCTGCCAGTCGAGCATGTGCGGCTCGATCAAGGCGAGAAGGGCAGCAGGGGCGAGGCCACGCCCGATGTTGACCTCGATCAGGGCAGCCGCTGCCGTGATCAGGGCCGTGGCCTGCTCGGTGGGATCGTCGCTGGTCAGGCGGGCATATTGCAGCAACTCCCTGGCGTTCTGCTGATAGCGCTCGGCAAGGGCAGCTTCGGTGGGATCAGTCATCATCCGTTCCTTTGGTTCTGAGGGTGAGCGCCAGCCCCATGGGATGGCCTCATCAGCGGGGGCCGTTGTCGTCGGGGTCATCTGAGGGCGGGGAGCCTTCCGAGGCCCCGCCCTCCATATACGTAGTATATGGGGGGTGTGCGGGCGGAGGTCGGCGGGTGGTCAGCGGGAGGTCGGCGGAGCCTGTCAGCGGGACGTCGGCGGAGAGGTCGGCGGAAACTCGGCGAAGGCCAAAGCGGTCCTTTCCCTCACTTGCTTCCCGATAAATGAAGCCCCGTTCGATAGCCCCAATGCGGAACAACCGGTCCATCGCCGCTTGCAACCGCTGCCGGCCGATCCGCTTCGACTCGGCCATCTCGGCGAACACCTTGGGCGCATAGGTGCGCGAGGCCGGGCTTTCGGAGACGGCGCGCTCCTGCCGGTTGCGCTCGTCGAGACAGGCCAGAAACACCTCGTTGTCATGCGTCGCCGCCATGTTCGCGGCCATCTCGGCAGCGACGTTGGGCGGCAGGTCGCCCTCGCTAACGAACGCCCATTCGTGCCAGCGAAAGCTGATCGCGTTGCCCTGAGGCGCATAGTTGGCTTTCCCGATGGTAAGCGCACGGGCGTCGCGGTCGGGGACGCAGCCGTCCTCATTGCGGGGGGTGTCCAGCCAGATCTGTGAACGCACGGCGTTGAGCCAGGCGGTCGAACCGGAATAGCTGTCGCCGGCCTTGTTCGGATGCCCGATCAGCAGGATCGCTGCCCCGGTGTCACGGGCCAGCCGGTTCAGCAGGTTCACGAACCGCGTCACGTCGTGGCGGTCATTCTCATTGCCGGCGAAGAGGTGGGCGACGTTATCGAGGGCCACGATCTTCGCCCCGGTCGCCGCGATGGTCGCCGCCAGCCGGTGATAGGCCGGTGCCGGGGCATAATCGCCCTTCCGATCACAAGCCTCCAGTTCGTTGCCCAGCTCGCCCCTGAGGCTGGCCAGGTGCAGCTGGCCAGCCAGGCTGGCCATATCAATGCCCAGCGCCTCGCAAAGCCGTTCCTGCCGGAAATGCAGGTGCTCGCTGGTATCCTCGCAAGTGACATAGATCGCCGGCCCGGTCGCCACGTTAAGGCCCAGACATCGGCCGGCCCCCGCCGCCGCGACGGTGCAGAGCTGTTGCGCGAGAAGCGACTTGCCGGCGCTGCCGGGGCCGGTGAACAGCGTCACCTCGCCTATGGGAGCCAGCCGCTCGATTGCGAATTGGACAGGGCTGGCCTTTACGGCAGCGAGCGCTGCCAGGTCGAGGGTGGGCAATAGTCCGTCGGCATCGCTGGCGCCGCTCACGGTGCGCTCGATAAGCCGGTCAAGGTCGGCCGGCACGCCGTTCCAATCGCAGACGTCGTCACCCTCATTCATCAGGTCGGGGAGGGGAACGATGAACGCCCTGCCGCCCGCCTCGCGGACCAGCCGTGCGGCCGCCTCGGCATATTTCTCACCCGGCTTGTCATTGTCGGGAAGGATGACGACGGTGCGCCCGGCGAACCAGGGCAGGCTTGCCGGAAGGTCGCGGCTGGAAGTGGCGAGAAACCCAGCCGTCGCCAGGAAGTCCGCGCACTTTTCACCTTCAGCCATGACGATCACGCTGTCGGTATCGCGCACGATTTCGTCGAGCCGGTAGGGGATCGGCGGGTGGGCGCCGCGCCCCTGTTGACGCCCGTTGTTGTGCAGCCAGGTAAATCGCTTTGGTTCGTCAGGGTCGGCTGGCTCGTGACGTACTTTGCGGAACAGTTCGACGCCCTTCTCGTCATGATAGGCATAGGCCGTGTCGATTCCGGCCGGCCCTTCCTGCCGCAGCATCGGCCGGGTCTCGCTCGACCGGCGGAGGCGAG